CTGTGCGTATTGGTTTGTGTTGGAGAAGTATTTATCTAAACCGTATGCTTTGAATGTAGCAGCATAGGCTTGCTCATTCTGCAAATATGTCTTCTCTTCAAGCATTGCCTTGCCATTAGAAGATAAAATTTGATTGCCAGAAAAACGAGTTAAATATTCTTTGTTGTAACGTGTATCGTTGCGAAGCAATGTTAGCATATCAGCAGAAGAGATATCTGGGTAATCCATACGGATACGTTCAAGAGTTCCTGCAAGACCTTGGATATTGTAGACTCCCATTGCTGCGACTAGCGCATCATATACTGGGTCTTTTTTTGGTTCAACTATCTTGCCAGTAGTGTTATCAGTATAGTTAACAGGCGCATACGCTGGACCACCCATAGATGTAGATATCGCTCCTGCTTCTGCGCCAGCAGTGTTTACATCAGCAACAGCAGAATTAACTTCTTTTATGGTTGAACCAATAGCGGTTACATCCGCTTTTGCTGATGCTGCAACTTGTGCATAATCTATTGGCGCAGGGGCGTGAGCAGTCTTAGCGTTGGCTGCATCTTTAAGTGCATTTATCTGTGCCTGTGTTGGTGAATTAGTAGCAGATACTGCCTTAGCGGCATTCGCATATGTTGTTGCTGCAGCCTCTGTTGCTATCTGTGCAGCAGTTTTAGTTGCGTTAGGTGATGTTCCCCCACTAGAATCTCTTGCAATTGCCATTATACGTTAATCCCAAATGCGTCAGCCATAGCGCGTAGGTCGTTCTTCTTGGTATCTTGGTAAAATTGTGTTTGCTTAATCATTGGGTCTTTCCACTGAGTTGCTTCCCAGTCCTTTACGGTCAATGGTACTTGTCCAGCAAAAGCACTTGCAAACTTATCTACAGTAACTTGAGCACGTGGAACACCATAAATCTTGGAATAGGAATCAATAAATCCACCACCATCAAGGTATTGCTTTACGGTATTGCCCTTAGCAACCCAGTCCTTGAGTGCAGGGAATGCTGTGGTAGCATGCATAGCAATGCTCTCCAACTTGTTCTTAAGTGACTGCGAACTACGGATGCCAGCAATAGCGTCCTGGTATACTTGCTTCTCTGATACAGCCATTCCGTTGTCAGCATATGCTCCACGAAGAGTACGCAATACCTGACCAAGTTGCCCTTGTTCAAGTTGGGAATCATCTGCAGTATCTACAGTTCCTTTAACCTTAGCAAATTTTCCAAGTGCTGTTTGTTCTACATACTTCTGAAAGATATTATTCTGCTGTGTTGCTGTAAGACCAGCACCCTTGGCAGCAAGTTCAGCCTTGTTGTACTCTTTAGCGTAAGCGTCGGCAACTTTTTTATCTACAGGAGTATCAAATAGGTCCTGGAACTTTGAATTAATATCATCAACCAAGGCAGTTGCTGGTGTAAGAGCAATAGCCTTTGGCGTATCTGTAACTTTACCAAAAAATTGGCTAGCATAGCCAGGGTTTGATACAAAGTCATTAAGGAGCGTAGTGTAGTCTTGCCCACTTTGGTCAGCAAGTTTAAGAATTTGAGTAAGCGCATCGATATCTTGTTGTCTAAACTGACCATTCGAAGCACCAGCAAATGTTTCAGTTGGTGATTGTCCCTTTGCATAAAGATTAGGAACGCGTCCAAGTTGAGCAAGAAGATTCGCTCTTCCCTGTGCACTCATATTCATAGTAATTGTATAAGGAGCCTCAACAGCATATTGAGTTTTACTAAACACTGGAGGATTAGTTGATAGTTCTCTTCCAGTATACTGTGTGGTTGCTGCTCCTGTTTGTACTGGAGTGCCTAATGGTACACCAGCAATACCAGTTTTACCTGCTTTATTCCCACCAGGTGGATTCTTTAATGCATCTGCAGCAGCCTGTGCGTCAGCAGTAGAGCCTGTAGTCTTTGATGTAGTCTTTTTAGAACTAACACTTGCTTGTGGGTTTGGTAATAGTGTTGGACCTGCGGGTACAGTTAATGGCATTACTTGCCCAACTCTCTCTTAAAGACTCCATAGAATATTTTTTGGAAGTCAGGATATTTTTCAATTAATGTTTTTGCTTCTCCAGCAAGCCACTCACGTTGTGGAGCGGATGATGCAGCCTTAAAGGTAGTCCCAGCGGCAGCAAGTGCCTTATCACGTTGGATAAGGTATGCACGTACACCGCTAAGAGAATCTGAATCAATCAATTTAGGGTCATTAACTGCTCGCTTTAATTGCACGATAACTCTATCTTGCCACTGAGTATCATGTGGCGGGATAACTAATCCACGTTGATTAAAAGTATCTGTAAGTGACTTAGTTGCAGCAGCATGGTCTGATGCAGACCAACCTTCTCCAACCGAACGAGTATCAAGTCGTTCCTTTGCTGCAGTATAACGGATGTAAGTTGCCTTTTCCATAATTTGTTTTGCACTTAGTTTGCCATATACGCCACGTGACTTTTGGAAATCGTAAAGAACCATAGATAGTTGACCATTTGGATAGAAGTATCCATAAGTATCTTTGTATGTATCTATAACACTTGGGTCTTTCTTAATCAAAGCATAGGTAGCCAAGTTGGTTGGTTCATATCCTGTAGTAACCTTAGTGATAGCAAATATTTGTTCTGGACCATAAAGGTCAAAGAAATCTGCGTAAGACTTGGTACGGTTTCCACCATTGGCTACTTCAATGTTTTTGAAGTCAGCCCATACTGATGTAGCCAATACAGTAAACCCATCTTTGTTACGAGCCAGTGGTTCTGGTCGCATAGCAAAAGGAATAGGAGTCAAAGCACCAGTAATACCACGCCACATAGTAAAGTAACGAGCCATATTGTCGCCATCTTTAGCAAGACGCTGTTGGTCTTCTGGACTATTCAAGTCGTAATCCCCGCTTGATGCAAGGTATCCCATAGATGGGGCAAATGCAGAAGCATATGCTGCTTCTCTGCCAGTAACTGAACCAAGGATTCTAGCCCAGTTTGATGTAAATAGTGGACCATCAAAAAGTCCAGCATTTTTTACATCTGGTGTACCGTAGGGGAAAAATGTCTTGTACATATACTCTTCCCACTGAGGTGGGAGAATCTTAAGTGGGTTCTTATTCATTGCCGATAGTGTAGCAAGTGACCAAGTTACACCAAATCCCATACCTGGAACAAGAGAGCCACCACCAAGTGCAAAGTTAAATGACTGTGGCTGCGCAGTAAACTGCATAGGTCCAGTTAAGCGCATATCTGATGCCCCTGGGACTAAACCTTGCAAAATGTTAAGTGCTGTAGATGCAAATGGAACAAAGAACTTACGTTCACCAGTTGTAGGGTCTTTAAAGAACAAACCCTGGTTAGGGTCATAGTATGATTTAGCATCCGTTAACTCATAGAGTGCAGATGAACCAGAATTATTTGTCCAATCAAGAACCTTGGCTACTTTATAAATTTGCTCTGGGTTATTAACGGCAATCTTGCCCCAAGCCTTCATTGTGTCTTCCCATGCTTGAGCAAAAGGAACAACAAAACGCAGTTGATGGTATAAAAGGTTACGCTTTTGAGCATTATAGAATAAATCTTGTACGCGCTTATTAGCAAAGTTGCTAGCATACTCATGGATTTCATCGCGAGTAAGTGGACCAGTGCCTGGTGCTGTTGCTATATTTTTAAAAGCCTTATGATTAGTTCCAATAAGTTTCTTGGTAATTGCATCGCGTAATGTGCCAAGGCTCTCTGGGGCAATATCTTGAAGAGCCTTTACTGCTCCCGCATCAAGAGAATGTGAAAGTTCACCTATTTTATCCCAGTAAGCCTGACGCCACTCTGGTCCCATTGTGCTTGTTTTTTCAAGTTCGGTAGCAATATCAAAGAATGGTTTTACAATATGGTCATTGACAAATTTAGTCCCGCTCATTCCCTCTTTACCAAGAATTCTTCCTTCTCGGCTTGGGATTGTCATACTTACATCAGTCCAGTCTCCACCGTGAGCAAATGTGTTTTCAAGAACTTTAGAAAATTCTGTATTGATATCTTTTTTGCTTACAAATCTTTTGGCACCAGTGTTAACTAGGTCGGCTATTTTTAAGTTGTGTTCTGCAATTGTTTTACCATTTGGTATAATTACAGTCTTATCGCCAATCTTTACAACACCCTTTAACAAGAGTTCTTTAATAAGTGGAGCGTGTGAACCGCGCCCAGCCATTTCTTCAATACGTGCAAGAACAGATGTTTGTTGACCAACTTCATTAGTACCAGTAAATAAGTACTTCATAAGACCATCTTCTGTATTTGCAAATGCTTTAAATTCTTCATCTTTAAGGTTGATAAACTTGTTAAGAGTCTTTCTACCTTCCCCCTTAAGAAAGTATTTAACTGTAGCAAGTTCTTCGCCTGGCTTAGTTGCAATTACACGGCGAACAAAATCTGAGTTGTGAAGGATGCGCATCTGGCTAGCATAACCTTGCCACCATAGTGGATGACCAAACTTTTCACTGGTATAACCAAGTGAGCGTACAAGTTTATTAATTACTGCATCACCAGATGACCCAACAGATGAGTCTGACATGAATGAAGCATAGTGATTGACTAAGTCTCCAGCAAGTTGCTCTGATGCAAACTCTTCTGCAGAAGTAGACATCTTAAGTTGATTTCCATGAACATCATTTTTTGTTTCATCATAACGGTTAAGGAATTGCTTCCACTGAGGTCCACCATCACGACCAAGCCACATTGAGATTGCGGCACCTGGACGGTTAAAGAATGAAATATGACCAATTCCGAATACACGGATTTGTTCTTCAATAATGTTACGGGAAATATACGCAGGGCGAACCATAACGCTTTTTTTCCACATATTATTTAAGCCGCTCAATGTGTCTGCAAGACCAACATTTGAACCTCTTGTGATTTTACCCCACTTAGATGCTGTCTTTAAAAAGTCCATTACATCTTTGCCATCTGGAATATATACAAAAGAATTAAGAAGTTCTGAATCAAGGTGTGCCGAATGAAGTGTTACTTTTCCTCCATCAACAAGACCAAAGTTAATGTCAGAACCAATTGCATGTTGCTCAGCCCAGTATCGACTCATTTCATTGCGATTGGTTTCAAAAACTCTTGTAACCTCACGAAATGCTGCAAGTTGTTCACCTGTGAACTTAGAAGCATAATGCTCAAAAATTGCGTCAAATAACTTTGCTGTAGATTGAAACCCAGATTCATGCGTTGTTTCGCTATAAGCAATATCTGTAATAAGTTTATCTAATTTTTCTTTTGGCAGGTTCATGTATCTACCTACATTGTTAACCGCTTCAATAAGTTTATCTTTATTGTCTGTATGGATATATGCTCCACCCTTATCGGGTAAAAAAGCATCACGCTTGCGAGCAAGATTTTTAAGAGCCTGTGATGGCTTGCTAGAATCTAATGCTTGACCAATTCTTGCAATGTCGGCACTGAATGGAATGCGAGTGGCTGCTCTGGCTGCTGCTCCACGTATGTATCTTCCGCCATTAATAATTTCACCTTTGGTGATGACTGAACCAAATGCATCAGTAATTGCGCGACCTACTGGACTAGCAAGTGCTGTTTTGCCAGTAAGAGCAATCGCACGACTAGCAGTAGTTCCAGTTTCAAGCGCTCTTGAACTAACGGTTCCATTGGCAATATATGGTGCAATTACTGCAAGGACTTCCTCGCGTGTTGTAGCCTTTGCAAGAGCAACTGCTTGGGGAGCCGTAAATTTATTTTTAGCAAGTTTTTGTACTTGCATAAAATCGTCTGTATTAGCAATGGCATTGATGACATGTTCACCTTGAGCACCATTAAGAAATGTAGCAATATCATCATAATTAATATTGATGTTATTAAACTCATCAGAAGTTTGATTGAGTCTATCATATGCCGCTCTGTATTCTTCTTGAACATTTTTATATTTAGAAATATTTGCTGTGGCTTCTACGCCTTTAGCAGTATTGGCGCCAAATACACCTTTTGCAAGTTTAGCCTCAGCAAGTTTAGCGGCAGGTGCAGCAGCAGTTACCGCATCAAGTGATGCTAGGGTAGCCCTATGCGCTTCTTCCATTTGGGCAGATAAAACAGATACTTGCTCTGCTGCTTTTGCGGCTTTTATACCTTTTGAAGTTTGCAAAAGTATATCTGCTTCTTTTTTTGCTTTAACAATTCTGCTATATGCTAGAGTTGGGTCTGTTTTTACTGAAACGCCAATTTCACCAATTGCATCTATAAGCCGAGCAAACCCAGATTCTGGATGTCCATTAGTCATTATATATGAAATTGGGTCCATAAATGAATATGGACGGTAGTAAGTTTGACCATTGACTACAAATGATTCTTTATAATATTGCATTTGAGACTTACGTGCAGCAAAACCAGCACCAGTTTCTTCGCTTACGCCAAACCCCTGGCCAAGGTCAATTTTGCCAGTTTTAAATCCTTCGTCAAGAGCATTGTAAATTGTTGTATCTTTAGCAATATCTTTTAAAGGACTCTGAGAAATTTTGTCAAATTTTGCTTGCAATTCTGGACCAAGTTGAAGATTTGGATTAAGCCATCCAAATCCTTTTTCTCTAATTACATCAGCATCAAATGCTAATGTTCTACGCTCTGTGCGAACGGCACTACTCAGTGCCTCTGGAATTGTGTTAAATAAAAGTGCAGGGACACGTGCGGCAGATTTGACTAATGTCCATGCTTTTCCCCAAGGAGTATTATTGAAACTTTCTGTAGATAACTTAGCACTCGCAACACGTGCATCTTCTGCTCGTTTTGCTTTAGTCTGTGCATCAATTTCTGCAAGAATTTTAACTATGCCATTATCAGCATTAGCGCCAGCACCTACAAGGCTTGTAATAAGACCAGGAGAAGCACCAGGATTATCAGCAAATGCTTTACGAGCATTGTAACCATCAATACCTTGAGCCTGCTCAAGTGATTTTTTGATGTCAGTATAATCTGCTTGGTCCTGTGTCATTGTGCGTTCCTGAACGCCTGCAACTATAGGGAAACCATTAGCGTCTAGTTTGACGTTTGGCAAACTACTCATTAAATCCGACCTTGGTCAGACGCATTTTCAAGAATAAAACGCAAATCTTCGTTGGTTGGGTCCATAGCATAAAGGGCGCTTACAATCTGCATAGCCTTTTCGGGTTGCGGTGTTGCCATTGCAGGCATAGCAAGACCCTGCATATCATTACCGTGACTTACATGTTGGTCTGGAAGTTCTGTTGGCGAGAAGAGTCCAGTTAAAGGTGTCTGTGCAGCCTGTGTTGGCTCTGCAGCGTTCATAGCAGTTGGGTCTCCAGCAAGAGGAGCAGAGCGACCAATGGCTTCTGTAGCCTGGTTCTGTCCATAAGGAAGACCGCTCATTGGCTTGAGTGATTGAGTCCCACTTTGACCGTTACCACCAAGAGCATTCACGTTAGCAGGATTGTTCTGTGGAGCAGTAGGGCGGAAGCCGCCGCTATTCTCGTTACCAGCCATGTTTCCTCCTACTTAGAATTCTGAATAATTGTTTGGAGCGGACCAGCAGAGTATATGCTTAACTTACAAGCAATCTCTACTGCTTTCTGTGGCTTAGCGCCAGCATGAAGTGCTCCTAGTGCAATGGGTGCACCTGAACCTACTCCATAGAATCCATCTGCGCTACGCATAATGGACAAATCATCACCTATATCAAACAGTTGCCCATTGACAGCCATCAAGAATTGGAATCTAGAACCAGAATCCTTGTCTTGAGTTTCATCAAAGTTGTAACCATTGTCTTTAAGGCACTTGCGAAGAGAAGGCATAGCCTTTGTAATCATAAAATGATAAACATCTTCTTTATCTCTAAGAGTTAACTTAGGTGGCTTCCATAGATGCTGTACAATATCACATGGTGATACTTCTCCAGCGCCACCAATGATAAACTCACCACGTTCTGCAAGTTTTGTCATATCTGGATGAGACCAAGTACGACCAGTATCATCACTTACTAGGCTGTCAGCGACTAGAGTGCAGCCGTTATTGTGCTGTACTCCAATTATGGTAGTCAATTTGTCCCCTACTTGCTTAAGTTTTTGTGCGGCGAGTTGTTCTTACTGTTGAATTCGTATTGCCTGTGCCGTTAAGGCTAGACATTAATGTTTGTAAGTCTGGTGCTGGGGGTGGAGGTCCACCTTGTGGTCCACCTTGCGGTGCTCCTTGTGGTAAAGGTTGACCTTCTGCTGGAGCGGGTGCACCAGGAACAGGGGACAGTTGTCCAGGGGCAGCAGCCCCAGCAGGAGGAACTTGTTGCTTAGGAGCAAATACAATTCCCACTACATCTTCAATGGACTTACCGCCTTGACGTGCTTTGATTGCGTCAGCAATCTTATTCACTACTTCGCTTGGGTCTCCGCCTGATGATGCTATCTGTGGGATGGACTCGGCATAAGCCTGTAGTCCGCCGATGAGTGCATTACGCATCTCTTCAACTTCAATCTTTTCTTGTTCTTGCGTTACATTCACATTGAATGGAAGTTCACGCATTGCCATGTCCTTGGAGATTAACTTACCACCAAGTGCCTGTAGCATAAAGATGAGTCCCTGTGCTGGGTTAAGACCAGCAAGCATACCATAACGTACATCAGAAGAGTAATCTCCGTTGATGTCCTTAGTTGGTCTGTATGTGATTGAGTATGGAGAGCCCGCATCAACACCACGAATGGTCTTGTCTACGTTGAAGAAAGTCTCATCAACCTCAAAGCATAATGTAATCACATCGCGTAGTGCGGCTGCGAAGATTGCCTGAGATGATTTAACCTGGGTATCAAATGCCCCCATGAGTGCCTGAACACCCTGACCAGTAATGACGGAGGCGTTCATATTGCCTGTACGTCCTTCTGGGTAGCGTGAACCTACACGCAATTCTTTGTTTAACAGTTCTTGTTCTGTAAATGCACCCTGTGGTAGGGTCAGTTCCATGCGACGTACACCTGCTGGGTTGGATGTGCGAATAACAGCATCTCCACCAAGTTGCAGTTCCTGTACATCGTTAGGCAAAATGATTGGTGCCTGGACGCTCTTCTCGGCCGCTTCCATTGCAAGCATTGCAAAACGATTGCGGAGCAACTGGATGCCAAGTACATCATCAAACTGTCCACGCATTTCGCCATCAACAGATGGACGCTTAGCAATAACAACCATCATCTTACCGATTGGGTTCTTAGCCTTCGATAGGACAAGGTTCTGACGTGAAGGGATGTAAACTACTGACTGGTCTTTGTCATAGTAACGATACATATCAATAAGAGCATTAACATCTTGGCGATAGCCATCTTTACCTAGTAACTGAGACTCAAACTCTGGGAAATGGCTAACCAATTCTCCAAGTGTCAATGAGTAACGTTTAGCAAAAGCGATACAACGCCCGTAGCGGTCAAACTCTGGATACGACATCCTTGGGTCTTCTACGCGAATACGAGGTATCTTTGCTTCTTCGTCTAGTTCAATAATGAACGGGACGAAACCATATGTGATATAGTGGTCTGCACCTGTGTACATGTGTACTGATAGGTCAGAGTGAATAAAATAGTTGGCTGCAATGCGAGTACGCTTATCTGCAAACTGGCGAGCCTTATCTGATGCAGCGTTTGCTGCAGAACAGTTTACTGCTGGGAGTGGTGCCATGACCTCAGATAGGTCTCGGGCTACAATGTCTACAAAGTTAGCAACAACGTTGGTATCTACTCCCCCAGGAAAGAAGTCAGGATATACATCTGCTATTTTACCTTGACGTACAGATAAGACATCTCCTGCACGCTGGTCACGCTCAGAAGAGCGGTAGCGCAACGACTCGACTCGCGCCGCTATCTGCTCAATTGATAATGCCATTGTTGTCCTAACGATTAAAGGGAAAAAAATTACTTACTACGTGTTGATTTGCCCTGGCTCCATGTCCAGTTCTTTCCACCATAAGTGCCATTATAAGTATTAGGGTCTTCTTTTGTACCAGCCTTTGATGGACTTACGTTCATCATTGTACCAATTGTATTCTTAAGTTGACTCAATGCTGTTGGTGAAGGCGCTGGACCAGGTGATGTTGCTGGCTTATAAATGTCAGTAACATTTGAATGGTCCTGTGCCTTTGTACGCTGTGCTGTCATGATTGTTTCCTATCGGTAGGTCTCTGCCCATTGGTTGGCAAAGGCTTCATCTAAATTAATCGAACCACGCTGTGATATCTGGGAACGTGTAGCCCATCTATTGCTCATCCATTTGGCTGACTGGCTGTTCTGTTGCATCATTTCGCGTATGCGGATGATTGCAAACCAAAGCGCCATAACGCAGTCGGTTGGGTTTTTGGTATCTGGCTTCCAAGTAATCAATTCTTGTACTAACGTTTTGAGTCCTTCGGAACCTTCATTCGATGGTATCTGGATAATGTTGTTATCCTGGAATCGTCCATCTCTTACCGTGCCAAACAGTGAAGCCATAGAGGCAACACCGAATCCTACGTCCCACTTGTTCTTACCTGTGAAGTGGGAATTGAGTTGGCATCCATATGCGGCTAACCAACTGCGTAGTTCATCATCCAGCGCGTAAGCCTTCTGGTGAGCATTTATTTCAATACGAAGTTCTTGTGGCTTATATTTGATAACCCACTCTTCGATTAAATCTCTGATTCGTTGTGGCGTTGTGTCCGTCATGTTCACACAGTCGAGGATGTATATCTTACCATCATCTCGATTGTATGTAGCAGCAACTACACCAGTAGCACCTGTCATAGCAGGGTCAAGACCAATAACTGTATAAGCAGAGTTGGTTGTCTTAGGGTGTCCTAACGCTCCAGGTTTAAGTGGTCCGCGTCGTCGCATGCCATTGACACTGCCTGCGATACAGGTGGGTGAGAAGATTGAGTTCTCTGTAACATCTTCCTGTTGATAAACCATAGCCCATACTGCGGGAGCGACCTCAGAGCGGCGCTTAAAGAGCGAGGGTCCATCCCACTTGGGGTAAAGCCCATCTGCGAATTGCTCATCTATGTCATTTTCTTGTATGTTGGTTTTGGGCCAGAGCGTCTTCCAGTTCTCAGGCTTCTCATCAAATTCTAATACGGCTGGCATTGCACAGTAGGTGAAAGGTGTCTTACCACCCGTCCATTGTCCACCATCTCGTATCATCTTATATAAGTCTATGGGCGCGACACGGGTTCCTACAATAAGTAGTTTTCCATGCCGCCCCAGTCGGGTGATAACTTCTTTCTGAAGCCATTCAATTTGCTTTTCCCACTCATGGGCGTTTGAGTTCATCACCACGTCATCTAGGATAATGAGGTCAGCACGTGCTCCGTAAATCTGTGAACCAAACCCGAGGGCTTGCACAGTAGGGTCTTTCTCCCCAGAGTCGCGACCTGTACCTAGATAAATCATATCAGCAGACCATTGGGTAGCATCTGCTTTATAGCCGCCATTTGGACCAAACGCAGTTTGGAGTTTCATGTAGCCAGGATGGCTAAGGCGGGTCTTAATAGCACCAAGGAAC